TAGAGATCGCTTCGGGCAAATGGCTGGAAAATGGACTATTAGTGGAGTTAGTTCTATAGACTATATGGAACTTTATAAAGTTTACAGCTTCGGTGATAGAGAATCATATTCTTTGAATTACATCGCAGAGTATGAATTAGGAGAAGGAAAATTGGCATATAATGCAACCAACTTAGCCAACCTCGCTAACGAGAATTGGAGTCAATTTGTGGATTATAATATCCAAGACGTTGACCTACTTCGTAAATTGGAAAATAAACTTAATTTTCTTAAGGTTGTTAGAATGTTGTCTTATAAAGGATGTACAAATTTTGAAGCTGCTTTAGGAAAAATTGGTATCCTTTCGGGTGCAGTAGCTATCCAGGCTTATAAAGAAGGTCAAATTATCCCCACCTTTAAAAATGACAATGAAACAGAATCTTTAGAAGGGGGATATGTTAGAGAACCCGAAAGAGGCCTCAAAGAGGCAGTAGTTTCTTTTGACGTTAATTCACTTTATCCTAATACTATCATTACTTTAAATATTTCACCAGAAACTAAATTGGGTAAAATTGTTACAGGAAATTGGAAAGAAGATAAAGAAATAGAAATTAAATTGGTAAATGGCAAGACCACCAAAATTGAAATAGACAAATTTAAAAAATTCATTCAAACTGAAAAAATATCTGTTTCTAAAGCAGGAGTTCTTTATACTCAGAAATTTAAAGGAGTTTTGCCTACTCTTATTAATAGAGTTTATGGGGAAAGAGTGGAATCTAAAAAGGCTATGAATTCTGCTAAAAAGTCTTTGTCTAAAGTAGAAAAAGAATTATCCAAAAACAAAACAACAGAATTAGAAAAACAAAAAAAAGAATTAGAAGCAGAAGTTATTTATTATAACGTTTTACAAAGCGTGTTGAAATTAACTTTGAATTCCATTTATGGGATTATGGCTAACAAATACTCGCCTCTTGTCGATATTGACAATGCTTCTTCTATTACTTTGACTGGGCAAATGGTAGCTAAAACCGGTTCTGAAATTCTTCAAAGAAGAGCAAACCAAAAATATAATGTGACAGAAGCAATTGATATATACAATGACACCGACTCCGCTTATGTTACCATCCAACCCATTTTAAATAAAACCCAGATTAAATTAACAACAAACAATGTAGTAACCGATGAAGCTCATGAAATAGTGAACGATTTGGAAAAATATGTTAATGAAGAAATTTTAAATTGGGCTAGAACCGAATTGAATTCGATTGATCCTCGTTTTGAATTTAAAAGAGAAGCTATTGCTGACGTAGGAACTTTTCTTCAAAAGAAAAGATACATTCTTCATGTGTTGGATGAAGAGGGAGTAGTTTGTAATAAATTTAAATATGTGGGTGTCGAAGTGGCTAGATCTACAACACCTAAAGAAGTTAAAGAATTTATTAAGAAAACCATCGAAACCGCTTTCTTGACAAAAGACGTAAAAAAGTCCAATGATGTTTTTAGAGACGCCTATGAAAAGTTTAAATCTTTAGATGTCAAAGAAGCTGCATTTAGAAAATCAGTAAAAGATTACGACAAATATTCTTCTAAAGCTTCTTTGAATAAATTTGAAAAGGGTACACCATGCCATGTAAAAGCAGCTATTGCCCACAATCTTCTTTTACAGGAACATAAAATTCTTTCTAAATACGAAACCATCAAATCTGGTCAAAAAATCAAATACTTTTATGCTTTAAAAAATCCTTACAATCTAGACGCGATTGCTTTTATTAATGAATACCCGAAAGAATTTAAAAATATTAAAATAGATTACGATAAAATGTTTGATAAAATTGTAGTACCCCCTATTGAAAATGTTTATGAAGCAATTGGTTGGAGATTGCCTAAAATGGGTAAAGAAATTCAAACAGATTTATTTGACTTATTTGGCGAATAAGAGATAATACTTGCATGATTTTATCACATGAAACTCCTATTTCTTTGTTAGAAGAGTCTACATCTTATAATGATTACGATTATTGTTTAGTGCATTTGTTGCCCACTCACAAACGATATAGGGACTTTTATTTTAACTGTTCACGAAAAGGGCGTCATGTTCTTTTAGATAATTCTCTTTTTGAATTGGGGGAATCATATGACTCAGAAGAATTTGCTTATTGGGTAAAAGAACTCAAACCTACAGAATATATCATTCCGGATGTCTTTAATGATAAAGATGGAACTATTGCTAGTTACGAAAATTTTATTTCCAAATATTCTAATTTACCTGGTAAAAAAATTGCAGTAATTCACGGAAAAACTTATGAAGAGTTTAAAGAGTGTTATGAATTTTTTGAAGACAAAGTAGATAAAATAGCTTTTAATTTTGTTGATGATTATTTTAAAAAGTCATATGACGATGAATGTTTAGTGAGTAAACTAAACATTCCAACTTATTGGAATTCTATTCCCGAAAATGAATGGAAGAAATATGCTTTGGGTAGGGCTATGTTAGTATCGCGAATGATTGAAGATACTACATTAAATGTTTATAAAAAACATCATCTTTTAGGTGCCACCGTTCCCAGAGAATTTAGCTTGTATATTGCAAATGATATTTCAGAATATATTACTTCTATTGACACCTCTAATCCTATTGTGGCTGGCCTTTTAAACAAACGTTATGATGAAAATTATGGTCTCCAAGAAAAATGGTCAGTTAAATTAGTAGATTTTATTGAGACTGAACCTAATTATCACCAATTAAAAGATATTTTTTATAACGTAGGAATGTTTCGAAAGTATATTGAAAAAACACAGAAAAAGAGTATAATTTAAATATGAAAATAGCTATATCGGGAGCACACTGCACAGGAAAGACAACATTAGTCAACGCATTAAAAGATTCAGGAAAGTATAATGATTTTATCTTTAGAAGTAATCTTTTGAGAGGTTTGAAAGAGATGGGTATTCCTATTAATGAAGCGGGGAATACTACAACACAATTGTATGTGATGACTAAATTTTATGAATTTTTAAATACACCAGGAAATGCTATTTTAGATCGGTGTGTATTAGACGGAATGGCATATACTATGTATTTTTATTCTGAAATGTCAGAAAATATGCAATCAATATTTGAAAGAATATTTGAAGAAATAATTTTTAAATATGATGCTATTTGTTATGTTGAACCTGAATTAGATTTGATTGATGATGGTGTCAGATCAGTAGATAAAAAATTTTACGAACAAGTAGTTCAAAATTTTGAAATTCTTATTGGTGAATATCGTATACCTGTTCATCGAATTTCGGGTTCAGTAGAAGAAAGAGTGAAACAAGTAAACAAAATTATTGACTCTTTAAAAGATAAACCCATCAGTGGATTTGAACTTTAATTTTTGTGGAATTTAAAACAGTATTGATATAAATTTAAAAAATATGGAAACAAATAATAAACTAATCGTGTTCTTCGATACCGTAGGTAGAACTATTATCGGGGAAAAAAATAATGAAGAAACTACAGAAAAAAATCTTGTAGTTAAAAATCCAGCAGTAGTTCACATTTCACCTAACCCCCAATCAGGCCAATTGACTCTTCAAATTTTACCTCTATTCTTTAAAGAATTTTTGGCAGATAAAACCGGATCTACTTCATGGACATATAAAAGGGATCTTATCACAGAAGCCAATGATGTCGCTTTGGATTTTAAACTTCAAGCACAGTATCAACAACTATTTAATGCACCAGTGTCACAACCATCACAACCTCAAAATTCACCGGATGTTGTAAAGTTGTTTGATGACGAATAAGAACAAAAATAATTAAAACAATTAAAGGTCTTTGAAAAAAATATTCAAAGACCTTTTTTTTATTACTAGATTTTTTAAAATAATAATTTATTATATTACTTGTATGCCAAAAAACGAACTAGACTCACTTAAAGACATATTTAAATCAGTAGATGCACTTAACCCTGATGCAGAAATTCTTGAAGCATCTACCTTATCATCAGCAGATGATTGGATTGACACCGGATCTTATGCATTAAATGCTATCATTAGCGGTTCTATGTATAAAGGAATCACTTCTGGCAGAATAACTGGTTTTGCAGGGCCTAGTATGGCTGGTAAAACACTTATCATGAATAAGATTATGGCTAATGCTCAAAAGAAAGGATACATTCCTGTTATCTGGGATTCCGAAGTAGCTGTAGATAAAAAGAGTGCAGAGAACGTAGGTATGGATACCTCTAAAGTAAAATACTATCCAGTAGAGACCATTGAAGATTGTAGAAATCAGATGTGCGCATTTTTGGATAACGTTATTAAAGCAAGAGAATCTAATCCAGATTTGAAATTTATTGCCACCATTGATTCTCTTGGAAACCTAGCTTCCGCTAAAGAAATTAAAGATGCAGCAGCTGGTAAAGAAGCAGCTGATGTAGGTCAACGTGCTAAAGCTATTAAATCGATGATGAGAGTTTTGACCTACAAAGCAGCCAAAGCT